CCGAGAGTAGTTGTGTTGCCGCTCTCGTTGCTCTGCTTGAACAGAACACTATTCAGAAGCATCTCATCCTGAATCTTTGCGAAGTCATCATCAATGTCGTGAAGCCTGTTGAGTTTCCATATCTCGCCATTATCTTTTGAATGACCCTGGACGGTAGCCGTGTAGCGAAAGGCTTTCACACGATTGATGTTGCGCTGCCAGCGAGCCCTTTTTTCGCAAGACTTCTCGTTGGTTGCTGTCTCAGCCAGTATGTTAAGTATCCGGCTTGATCGAACCAAATCGTCAACCGCTCTTGCACCACCAACATCCACCAAGCTGTCACTCTCAATCTTGCCCGCTTCATTCAAAGCGATCATGTTGAGTTGGCTTCTCACAATGTACTGATTGAACAGCTTTGAAATATCGTTTGTGAAAGCTGCCCGGAGAACATTGTTGTAATCGTTATTGACCTTATGAAGAATCGTTGTCGAGTTATCTTTAATGCCTGATGCGCTTTGCAGCTCAAGGTAGCCACGATTGTCTGTGGTCAGCAGTAAAGACCTCATTCGTGCTTGCTTCTCAAGATAAGAGAAAACCGTATCACCGGTCTCTGCATCTTCCAGATCACCAATCTCAAACGGTTCGATTCCATAAACCCTAGTAAATACTGGTATCGGTATGCTGGTAGCCTTCAGGATGAATTGGCACAGCTCAACGATTCCAATTTTCTCCAAAGCATTCAGACCGATGTCACCACCGATTGTGCTGTCAACGATGTCAGCTGTTGAATCACGACCCTGTATGTTGATCGAATGAGAAAAGTCTGAGTAGTCTCCGCTTACTGCATCAATAGCTCCAGTCAGGGCAAGCTGCTCATCAATGAATATCTTGCAACGCTGACCAGCACGAGCGGGGAAAACTAAATCTTCGCCGGGAGACTCAGTTGCATTGAAGCTGAAAACACCGCACAGGCTATCCAGAGACAGGTCAAGCTCTGCTTCCGTAAAGTTTTTATATACCTGACCATCGACCTCAATGGTAATCATACTGTTACCAAGTCTGTTTCACCCTCTACGAAAGAGGGTTCGGTTAAATCGTTGAGCGCAACGATGTCTGACGCATAACGGCTTTCACCGTAATACTGGTATGAAAGAACTTGTGCCGGAACCATGTCAACATAGACGCTAACAAGCCGGGGAGCTGTCAGCTTTTCCCGATTGAGAAAAATCTGCATCTCAGAGCGAAGCTCTTCAAACGCGCGAATCGTGTCGATGTCCAGCGATGTGTCGCTGAAGTCATTCAGGTTCACATCCTTGAATATCTTTTTGTACTCAGCTTCCAGCGCATCTTGAACCGCTTCAATCTCATCAACGCTCTGATACTCAATCTCGGCAGCTGAACGATAGACCTCAGACAACACAGCAGCATTTGCTGTGCTGTTTACGGTATTGATCGAACCATTTATTTGCGCACGAGAAACTGTGTTCGATGGTGGGTTCTCCGGGTCATCGTCACCGAAGCCAAAGAATTGAAACATCGCATCCAGACGGTCTCTCGGGGTGGTGTAGAGAGTCTTTACTGACTGATACAGATCGACTATCGCAACACCAAACTGCGCTGGCAGGTTAATCAGCCGGGCTGTATCAGCAACAAAGTTGTCAATCTCGCGCTGCACATCTGAAATCTTGTCGGTAGCCTGTTTGAAAACAGCTTTTTTGTCATCGACAAACTTTCCGAAGTCATCAGCCTTGCCGATGATCTTCTGTACATTCTCGGGATACCAGCTCTCGTTATTGAAGCCAGTTGGAAAACCCTCTGCCAGGCTGTCATTGCAAGCGTCACAGAGCTTCTTGATCTTGGTGATGCTTGTTAGTTCTGCTGTCGGATTCTTGCGCTCACCGGCAACCAGTAGCTTGAACGTGACAATGCACTCACCAAGCTTCCGGTCAGTCTCTTCAAGGTCATAGGTGCCTTCCAGAAAGCACTTTACTTCACCGTCAAAAGGATGAACGAAAACACCTTCGCCAGGCATCTCCAGAACCGAAGTCAATCTCCGCTTAAGCTCAAAGTATCCGGCACCGCTGATGATTGCCTGAACCTCGTAGCCCTTCTCAAACTTGCCGAGAGATTCAATGGTTCGGACATCGCTGTTGGGATATTCGTGAACAACAGTTTTTTGACCACCGATTGTTTTTACAGAATCGGTGAGAAACTTAACCCCGCGCCAGCTTGATTGGTGGAGCTTGTTTTTGGCTCTTGCGAGATTATCTTCCCCGACACCAGCTCTTACGAAGATTGACATTAAGTTGCTCCAAGACCATTACCACGATTAAGACCAATCTTAGCACCATCCGAGCGAACAGAGGTATCTGCCACCATTCCACCTGGGTCTGATAGATTCACATCAATGACCGAGTTTGAATTCACATTCGTTACCGGCGCACTTGCCATAGAATGCTCAACACTGAACTTCATGTCCTTGTAATCACCGAGCTTCCACTCACCGAGTGTATAAGCGATGTTCTTGAACAGCTCCCACAAGCCCATAAAGAACTTGTAAAGGATTGTGCCACCGATAACGATACCAGCGATCACAGCAGCCGCTGTGCCGCCAATAACACCGATAGCCCAAACGACAATGCCAAGAACAACGACAAGGGCAGCGAAAGCCATCACAGCCATTCCTACCTGGATTATCGTTGTCTGAGTTCCGGGCTGAAGCTTGTTAAACGATTGCGAAAGCTTCGTCACGCTTTCCGCTGCGCTGATGATCATCGGAGTAAGACGGATACCAATAATTTCACGAGTTCTCTTCAGCTGCTCATTGGTTTTGAACAGCTCGATCTTGAGCGTTCCTGCGCCATCAGCAAACGCGCCGATAGATTTAACAGACTGCTCTTCAGCAAAGCGGAGAATAGCAAGTGCTTTTGCCTGGAGCTGGTTGCCTCGCGTAACGCGCATCGCTTCACGGAAGTAACGCTTGTACTCCTTTGAGTTCTGGTTCACGGTAATACCGAGAGCTTTCATACCCTCAGTCTCACCAAGCAGACCAGACTTCAGTCGATGAGCTGTATCGCTCATGTCCGTCATTTCAGCGTTAGCCGCAAAGAGGTCGGCAGACAAGTTGCCAACACGTTCACTGAGTTCCGCAGCAAGCTTAGGGTCGAAGCCGATACCAACAAGCAAGTCACCGGTATTACCTTGAATCTGCTTTGCAGTCGATTCAATAACACCATAGGTTTTCATAAACCGTTTGGCGTATGTGTCGGCTCCATCAAGGTCGCTGAATGTTCTGTCGAACTTTTTGTAAACCACTTCCATGTCGGAAGCTGCTTTCACAGATGCGGCACCGACAGCAGCCATAGGAACACCAAGCCAGAGCGCAGTGTCCCTGCCGAACCTGCGCATCTTGGTTCCGTATTTTTTTAGCTTCTTCGATGAAAGGTCAATCTGCTTGCCGAACAAACGAGACTTCTTGCCAGCAAGCTCAAAGCTGCTTGCCATTTTCTTCGTTTGCCGGGTTATGCTCTTTGCAGTTGGTGTGTACTTGTCAACCGCTTTGATGATGTAAGAAACAGAAAATGACATTACCTAGACCTTTTATTCTTCATTTGCTTTTCACGCTCACTACCAATCCTGTTAGCGTGTTCTGCTGCCTGGTTAAGCTTAGGTAGCGGCATGTTCTCAAACTCAGATATAGGAGTTCCCTCGTAAAAGCAAGCCAAGTTATAAATGTTTCTTTCGACCCTGACCCAATCTTGTTCTGAGTCAGGGATTACATCAAAAAACTTGCAAGATAAACTCCGATCAAACGCTCAACATCTTCAAACTGAAGCTTGTCATAGATCGGGCTTGTCATTTTTACTTCTGAGTCACCATCGACATAGCAGACACCTTCTTTCTTGATGAACTCTGCAAACACTTCATGGACTACAGCCATATCAACCGTGTTTGCGAAGTTGAGAACACCCATAAGCTGTTTGCCGGAATCTTCAATATCTTCATCTTCGGATTCCTTGTCTTTAGCAGACTCCATCACAGCTTCACGCTGCTCATCTGTTACAGACCGGTTTGCTTCATCAATTGCGCGCATAACGAGCTGCTTCAGTTTTGCAGCGTGTGTGCGATGCTTTGATGTCGGTGCCTTCAATACCAGAAGGTCAATCTCTTTAATGTCTCCCCGGACACCAACTTCAATTTTGGTCTCCAGGTGAAAGTCAATCTCAGTGTTCATGTTGGGGTGAACTCCTTTTTAGTTTTTAACCTTGTGCCACACGGCTTGATTCAAATTCTACTTCAACTTCTCCGTCAACACCCGTTGCGAACTCAGGGTCTGTAACGATGATTGCGCGAACAAAAGTGTAAGTTCTGCCGGTCTCTGAATCCTGACCGATGACCACATTCGCATCAACATTGTCCTGCCACTGGACAACCTTCTCAACCGTGTCACCTTCCATCAGCAGCGTGAAGCTACACATCGCTTTTGAGGTTTCAATATCGGTAGTCACAACAGAGGCAATGTTGTTGCCTGACATCTTCTGACGGACATTTCGATCACCGACACCTGGCTTGAACTTGAACGAGTTTGGCTTGATAGCAACCGGCTCGTTGTTGACCGTGATTTGTACTACGTTAAATCCAGACATTTTTTATACCTTATACATCAAATGCGATACGGAATGAGCCTAAGAACTCACGGAATTGAGATACCAGAGGTACCTTACCAAACACAACCGAAACCCGACCAAGCGACATGTCGATGTCAACGATCATATTTTCAGCGTACACCTTCTCAGCTGCTTCACCGGCAACCGTCAGAGCATAATCTTGACCAGACAATTCACGGTAAAGGCTCATCAGGTAGCCACGAATGCTTGCTTCGTTAGCCATCGGTCTGCCATCAACAAGAGAACCGGTTGTCAGTCGAGTCTGAGCGAACTCAGCCTTAACATTGTTGTGAATGAACTCACGACACTGGCTTGATGTGTCAACCTTGTTGAGGAAGTTGAATGACTCATCGGTGTTGCCAGCATTGTCCGTCTTGTAGGTGGTAACAATCTCACCAGCGATTACCCCTGTGCGAGTCTGGTTTGAACCCAAGACAGAGCCGCCAGCAGCCAGAAGCAATTCGATTTCCGTGTTAGTCCAGCCTTTACCGATACCGACAATTGGCAGGTAATCAAACGGAGTGTTGAACATCGGGCGGCTTGCCAGAGCTGCACCACCGAAAGCATCACGACCAGCAACACCAGTTAGAAGGTCAGCGATCAAAGCACCATCCGTCAACCGGCGCGCTCTTGCTCCACCAAACTGAGCTGAGATGCAATCCGCGAACTCAACCATTGAGTTGCCGCGATGAGAGTTTTCATCGACAAGCTTATCAAGCAGCATCGTCACGCTTTGTGTGTTTTGACCTTCAACCTTCGCCAGGTTGTTAGCGTAAGTATCGCTTGATGTCATCAGACCAAGACCATCAAGAACCTGGTTGTCAGCGTTCCAGCGAGGGTCGAGGAAGTCTTTCAAGAATTGAATTTCAGAGTTCGATGGATAGATAACGGTCTGGTAACGCTCGTTACCAACAACATCGAAGATACCAGCTGTGCAGATGTCACCTACACCACCGGTCATGCCGGTAGCACCGATGCTTACTGTCACACCGGCTACTGAAGTCCCATCAATGACCTCAAGGGTGATGCCGTTGCCGGTCAAACCTTTGTCGGTTGCTGTCAACGTGACCACACCGGCAGCGTTCACCGCTGAAACCTGGAGCGATGTATCAGTATTTATAGCAGCTTCAATAGCGTCACCGATAACTGTCGATGAGTCACCGCTTGTTACAGCAATGGTGTAACGATGATCACGCTTTGAACCAACGATGACTTCAAACGAGCCATTCTCAGTAGCGTTACCAAGCGCACCGATTGTTGACGAAGCAGCAGTTGATAAACTGGTTGAGTCAATAGCAATTGCATCAATCTTGTTTATCTGATTCATCTTGCGAGCGTTACGAGCAACAGCCGCAATGTGAGATTTTCCACCAAACAGTTTGTTAATGCTTGCATCGTCTTGAGGAACATTTTCGGTCAATGCTCCAGATACAGCTGTTCCGTTTGCAGGGTCGAATGCACCAACGATTAAAATCTGCTGAGGAGAATTGCCGATTAGCTCTCGCGCACCCTCAATAGCGATTGTTACTCGTGGCTGACTTACAATGCTTGAACCACTCATGCTTTATTTTCTCCGGTTTTTTTACCTTTGCCTTTTTGAGACATAATTTCGCAGTTGAAATCTAACGCTGCATCTTTCAAACGTCTGCGCCAAAAGGGAGTCAGCTGTGAAAGAGTAACGACATCACCCTTTTTGTGAACCCCCAAATTCTTGTTGACTTTAATCTTAATCATAATGGCTCATCATCCATGTCAATATCTGATTGCATAATCGTTTCATTATGCTCATTGAGGTACTGAATCTGTGTGTCTCTCCATGCTTTCGTTGGGGAAATGGAGATACCATCTTCTTTCAGCAGATCAATACTTCTTTCAAACTCAAAGCGATGAACGTAAGTGGCTGTTGTGTAATCAGCAAAACCGTCACCGGATGGGATAAGCATACACCAATTATTATCAAAATAAACCGATTCCGGTGTATATCCGAGCAATGCCGAAAGCAATGCTGGCTTCACTTCCGCTTCAATCTGATCACGGACACTCCGGGCTGCTATTTCATCAGCTGCCGGACATAAGCAATACACTGCCACAGTCTCTACCTGTCGCACCTTCATTAGGTCAGCAGCAGTCAGAGTCTCAATAGCGTCAGTCTCAATAGCTCGGTTACGGCTTGTCAGCGTGTCTCCAGCAACGACCATCAGCCAGAACTCGTTAGGTGCTTGCTTGGTGTAAGCCTCGGTCATACGCTCTTGGGTAACAGCACCGCTTATCCGTGCTTCGGTTTGAAGCTTCGGACTACCGAGAGCCGGGCTGTCTGGATTGCCTTGAACAGCGTAAGTAAACTCTGTTGGTGAAACCACAGACGCAACAGTATGCTCACCGGTATAGGCACTTGATAGAGGGTCAACCATCGTGATGTCGGAGCCGGTTGCCGGGCTTGATACCGAATCATCAATTGTGTATTCAAACGATCTTCGGTTTGGAACCCGAGTCAGCTCTTTAATGCCGTTGTACTCAGCAGGTGATGCTCCAGAGATAGAGATGCTTTCCTGCCAGCCTTCCGTTAGGTCGTGATCTTCTGCTGTCGTTCCGCGAACCACGTTGCCGGTGCGAACCAGAGAAACAACTTTGTAAGGTGTTAAGGCACCGGATATTGAAAACACATCACCCTGGTTCAGGTTGTGATCGGTAGCGGTTGTTACCGTTGCTACGTTAGCAGCCGAAGTAATTGTACAGTCATTAGACCGAGTAAACAGATCAGTTATTCCAGGTACCACCTTTCTTAACTGAGATATGATGTCTGCCATGTACATTATTTCAGCTCTTTCCTTAGCTCGCTTTCAAAATGCTTTCTGCCGTTTCTGGCATTCTTTCTAACTGATGGCTCAAGGTATGGTCTCCGGGCAATTCTTGCGTCACCAACCTCAAGTCTCCGAGCATATAACCACGTTTTCTTGGCTGAGTCACTTTTCTGAGGGTTGCTACCGAACTCCATTGATTCGGCACCCTTGATCTTGAAGCTGATTGATCGTTGCAAAGAGCCGGTCATATTTGCTGGCGGCTGACCAGGAGCGGAAGCTCGATGCTTTCTTTTGCGTCCTGAAATCCGATAGAGTCTGCCGGTCTTTGGAGGGTCGATGATCAAGCGTCTGCTGGTTTCCTTCAGATCATTACCAAGACGAAAGAACCCCTGACGAACCGCTCTGCGAGATTGCCGCTCAAGCCGGTCTATTTGCGCATAGACCTTCTTGTTCTTGTAGTCGGCAACCATGTTTACACTCATGCTTTCGTTGCCTCACGGCTTACTGAGCCTCGCACAACGCAGCTGAGTTTTAAGAACTCATCACGCTCATCAAGGTTCTCGACATTAACAATGTCATATCGCTTACCTTTGAATTCAATCCAAATCTCTTCCGTGAAATCAGGAATGAAATTGATATAAAAACGATGCGTGATTATGGTCTCGGTTCCAACCTCATCAAAGATGCTTTCACCGGAAGCAGCAGTTTGGACAGCAGCCCAAACCTCACCCTGGTTTGTAAAGTTCAATAGGAAATCAACCGAATTGCTATCGCCAGCGATGTTTCGTGTCTGAAGCATGATCAGCTTGTCCATGTCTCCGGCACAAACCTTGCGATTTCGGATTTTTACTTTTTCGCAGGTGGGCATCAGCGCAACCGCACTTCATTTCTTTGGATGAATACCGCTTCAAGATTGTTGGTCAAATCAATGCAGCCTTTAGTCACAGCAAGCACCGTCCTGACGAAACCTTGTGTGTTGAAGTCACTAGTGACAAACGGCATTTCAGAACCAGCACCAGCAATCGCATCATCAAGTGTCTGGTATACTTTAGTGCCAACACGAACAACGGTTGCGCCGGTTGCTGGGAAATAATAGATGTGACGCAGAGTTGCCTGATTGCTGCTGCCAGCAAAGCTGTTCAGTGTGCCTGTACCGTCATCATATACAGTGGGGTCAATGGCAGCATTCAGATTGAAGTCAAGCGCATCACCAGCGGCATTCTGATAAGACTGAATTATCTGAATGGCAGTCTGCGCAGCATCCTGAATCACATTCGGGTTTTTTGAATCACCGTTGTAGTTGCCGCCTAATCGCCATGATTCTCCTGATGCTTTATCAAGCAGCAGGTTTGCGCCGTTTGGCTGATACTGATTGCCGCTGATGTTCTGACCACCAAAAATTTCAATAAACTGAAGAAGTTCAAAGTAACCAATCGGAATAAATACGGTCGGCACTGTTGCCGTGATGAACGTCTGATTCTGATGAAGCGCATTGCCGATCACTGCAAAGTCACGGTAATCATCATCAGTGATCACATCGGTTTGCTGAAGCAGCGCACCGGTCGCATCAATCTTGAATCTGGTCAGTGGGTCAGTCAGCAAGAAATCAAGACTGATGCCGGTTGTTTCCTGCCATGAAATTTCCACAACTTCAGGTTCAAGCGGGTTTGTGTAGTTGTCAACAATCCGCGCAAAACCTGCCGACAGATCAACTTTGGTATTATCACCGGAATTGATGGTCAGGCTTCCACCTTCAAGAACACCAGTGTCAAGCAGTTGCTTTGTGACACCACCACCGGATGCAGCAACCGCATCATTGATTTGCTGACCGGTCACGCTCAATTCTGAACCTTTCAGAATCACAGTGCCTTCAAGAATCAGCCGATTGTCATTGCCTGAACCGGCTTGCTCTTTATAGTTCTTTACGTTACTCATCGAAGCCACCTTAAATATTTATTATTTTATTCTGCCTGTACACAGCTTCAGCCGCAGCTGGCAGAAATACACCCCCTGAGTCTCCACACATGCAATCACCACGATTAGCCCACATAGCCATAACGTGACTTGATATTGCGGTTTTAGCCCAAGAAGGAACTTCTGTTGGAGTGTCACCGTAACCTGCTTTGAATTCAATTGTTATGTTCTGCAACCGGGCTTCATCAAGACCAGGAAAACCAGCAGAGCCTTGTCTAGCCAAGACCTTGCTGAAAGCAGTTTCGGTTGTGTTGTAGTAAACAGAGGGGTCAACTTCAAGCTGGCTACCCTCAGAAAAATAAGTGATCTTCTCAATGCTTTGCAGAGGTGATCGTTTAATCTCCCATGCCGGGAGTTCGCGGTAATAACCCTCTGCATTGCACACAGATGGAAACAGTTCACGGTAAGTCTCTGCGGTTCGTGTAATAAACCACCGACCAGTCGCTTGCTCTGCATACTCGGTTGCAGACTCAAGCATCAGGTTCAAAAGATCATCGCTCGCGTTACCGGTGATCTTCAGCCACAGCTTTAGATCATCAAGCTCAACAGGGAGGACTGCGGGAGCCACAGTCACCCTGTATGAGAAAGCCCTAGTTTCAGTAGGGGCTAAAGGCATTACAGCTCTTTGCCTTCGGTATCAGGTTTAGCATCGGCTTTGGCGCGAACAACCTTACCGCATTCGTGATCAACGATCACTTCAGCAAAACCTTCGGAGACTTCATAAGTCTTACCTTCTTCGCAAAAGATGCGACCTTCCGCAGGGTTTGTCGAAGCATACCAATCGGTTTTTGAAACTTTTACAGATTTCATTGGAAATTCCTTTCAAAAAAAGGGATAGATGATGCCAGCCGAAACCGACACCACCTACCCCAACACCTTAGCTTACAGGTTTCAGTTCACCTGCCAGTTCAGCCACGCAGTTAAGCGTGTTAGAACCAGATGCACCGGTTGATACGATTGACGGACGAATGTAACGCTTGTTACTGATGATACCGACTGAAGCAATATCATCACCAGCTGCGGAAGCAGCTGTCACCGTAATCGCACCACCAATAAGGTAGTCAGCAGGAACAGCAGACCAAGTGCTGTCATCGTCTGACTCTTCAAAGGTAAGTGCAAAGCTACCTGCATTGAATGCCGGAGCATACAAACCGAATGTGACACCAAGATCATAGTCGGCAGTATCAACGGAACCCAATACAGTTGTTGTGTTGGTGGAAATGCTTTCTGAGCCAACATTTACCAACTTGACGCGAGTTTTAATTTCTTTTACAGCCATTTCAAATTACCCCTTTAGGCAGAGAATTTCATCAGTTTGAATGACTCGTAAGAAGTTACATCACCACCAGTGTATTTGGTTACATAGAACTTAACCTTACCTTTGGTGGTTACGTTGTCACGAATCAAGCGGAAACCAACCTGATCGACAATGTTGTAACCTTCAGCGAAATCACCATACGCAATTGACAGAGAGCCTGTCGCAGGAGCTGGCATGTCATGTGCAAAGCGAACCGGACGACCAAGCAAGGTCATACCGTCACTAACAGACAAACCAGACAGCTCAAGCTGGTTCAGAAGATAGCGACCATTCGCATCTTTCAAAGTGATAATTTCACTCCAAGTTTCGCGCTTCATCAACCAAGTTGCATTCGGCTGGTAGTATTCCAGCAGCAAGTTCTGGAATTTCTTCAGCGCATCCGCATCGGGAGCACCATTCACGCCAGAGTTGTACTGCTCAATAGCACCACGCTGATAAGTACCAGCAGCATCCCAATTTGGATACGCCAGGATACCTTTCGGCTTCTTGGCACCGTCACCGAGGATGTGAGCAGTGTTTTCAACACGAATCAGCTTGCGCTGAGTCTTACCATTCACCCAAGATTCAGCATCGAAGCCGACAGTGTTCAGCATTTTCTGTGTTGCCACAGGCATTGCATACTGCTCGTGAGTCACGATTGACAGCTCACCGACCTTCGGTGTTCCTGTGTCATCACGATCTTCCAGCTCACCTACCCAACCACCGGTAGCAGACTCATCATCATCAATGATGAAATCCAGCTGATCACCAGCAATGGTGTTGACCGTTGCCAGCTGACGCATTGGAGAGGTTTCAAAGATACGCTGGATGCGCTTACTTGCTTTCTCAGGAGAGATGAAGAAACCGCCATCAGTGTTTGAGCCAGCGATGAGGGTCTTGCGAACCTCTTCCTGCTCACCTTTGCTGAGATGACCGAAGTCTGACTTGATAGCCAGGTCTGCCATCATGCTCTTAGCTTCTTCGCTGAAACCCTGCGAAGGCTGACGCAGGTAGCCAACAACGGCTTCACGGCAAGCTTCTTTTGTTTCATCAAGCTGAGAGCCATCGGTGTTATCAAACCGAGACAGCTGCTTTTCAATCATTGCAGCAGTTTTCTCCTGGGATTCGATTTTGCCTTTAAGCTCATCGACAACACCAGCAGCTTCGACTGCACTTTCTTTGAGCGTTTTCAGCTCTGTATCAAGTTCGGCTCGACTAGCGTCACCTTTTTTCTCAAGCTCATCCAAACGAGCTTGCGACTTGACCACGTTTTCGGTCATGGTTTCGATAGATTCACCTAGCTTTTTAATATCTTCACTCATTACGAGATTCCTTTGTTAGCTTCGGAGAGTTTAATATGAAGGTTTGCTGTTTCAACCTTCTCAATTAGATACCCAAAATCAGTATCGTCCTTCGTATCGTCACTCTCAGAATCCCTCTGATGATGACTTGCAATTACAACAGCAGCGTTTTTAGAAAAGCCTGAATCCCTCAGTTTTTTCTCAAGCTGTCGTTGAGTCATGCCTTTCAATTGATCAACATCAATGTGCTGACCATTTGATTTGAACGACATGACATCAGCCATATCATTCGCTTCAAAATTTGTCGTTACCAAAGACACTTCACGCAGATGCGCTTTAGTAATATGTCTGCGACCAGCGTCATCAATAAATCGACCATCTTCGGCAATACGAAAACCAATCGACATTTTTGCGATGCTTCCCACTTTCATTTGCGGGATTATGCGATCACGAACAAGAGAATCTTCACGGGGTAGTTTGGCTTTGATGTAAAGCCCTTCTTCGGTCTCTTTAAGATCAACCGGCATTCCAATTGGTTGATGCGGGTCGTGCATAAAGAGAATGGTAGGAGTCATGTTTTTAATAGACTCCTCAAAGGCACCTTTCTCAACGATGTCCATAACTTTATCGGTGTTGCCGAATGTGCTTGCAAAACCGTCAAATTGGAAAAAGTCTTTATCAACCTGAGAGATATTTTTTACCTCAAGGTTGTAGGACTGATATTCAAGTTCCATTGCAGATACCTTTGTAGTTCAACGAATTATTGTCCTATTGATACTTGATGCGCAAGTGTCACAACTAAGACACTTCAACCACAGCAGAGCAGCGACAATTTATTACATTCCAAGATGAGCCATCAGGGTCTCCAGGGAAACGTAAAAGCTCTCCACCGACAGAAAAAAAACCATCTTCAGATTCCTGTGA